CTAGTAATTTAGTTTATTATCCTAACACAATGACTCCTATTCCATCATACAATAATTTTGCAACAATAACTGGCGTTGGACCACTTCTATTTTATAGTATATTAACAAGTACGCAAAATATTCCTGGAGTTTGTACTCAAGTGAATTCACCATCAATTCAAAATCAAATTTATAACACGTATTATTCGGCGGTAACACTAACAAGCGGTCAAATTATTTATGGTACGGTTACAGATCAAATAACTAACTTTATGGCTGGTTATTGTAAGAGCGTTTCCGGTACTTATCAAATTCAAGCGGGGAATCCACAAATAAAAAATTGCGATTGTTGTATAGTTAAGATAGACACTGGAAATAATTCTTAGAAAGTGGTATGAACTTAATAAACTAATATTTATATTTAAATGGCTTACATAATAAAAAATACTTCAGGCTTAGTTAATACTAGAGTTACAGATACAGGTAGACAAAAATTATCTGAAGGTAACTTTAATATTGCTTATTTTGCTATCGGAGATAGTGAGATTTCATATAACACTCTTCCATCAACTTATAACCAAGCAAATACTGTGATTTTGGAACCACAGTTTAATGCTCAAAACAGTAGTGGTGTTCCTGAATCAAACAGACAATATATTAAGTATCCTTATTTGGTTGACCAAGGAGAAACAAATATTTATGGAATTCCATTTATGGATTCTATATTTGATTCAGTATTTAATAGGGCAGCACCAAGAGGTTTTTTTACAGGTAATACAACAGCAACAACAATTAATTGGTCGGCTTTCACAAGTAGTAATTATGTCTCAACACCTAATTATGTTGTTAACATGTCATCTTTAAGTGGAACAAACCAAATTGAAGTTTATAATTTAAATTGTAATCCAACTATAACGGAAACACCACAAGTTGGTGACTTTATTACAATTTATTACGATGGATTGGCGGCTTTAGATTGTTCATGTTCAAATTTACCAACACCAACACCAACTATTTCACCAACGGCTAGTCAATATCAAACACCAACACCAACACCAACAGTTACAAGTTCGGGGGTTGGTCCTTGTACCTCACCAACGGCAACACCAACACCTACTAAAACACCTTGTATTACAGTATCACAAAGTCCTGTATGTCCAGTACCACCAATGACTGAATGTACTAAACAGGTTTATGGTTGTTACCCAATTTTAACTTATAGAATTGTTGCGGTATGTGGTAGTTTATTAACTTTAGATAGAGCAACTCCTGATTTTTTAGAAGTTGCAACTCAATGTGTTGCAAGAGCATTGATTTATCCACCTAAAATGGTACCTCTTTACGATAGTTTTACTCCTAGACCGCATTGGAATGATAGTGTTATTGATTTTGAATCTGTTTGTGATACCGATCAGTTTGATGTTAAAATTTGGAATATGAATATTCCATGGACAGAAAGTCCAGCGGGATTATTATCAAATCAAGTCCAAAATTACACTAAGTTTGGGTCTGTACAATATATTGGATCTAAAGAGTATTTTGGTTATACAACAAGTGCTCAAACCTCAACAGATGATGTATATCATTATAACTCATTTGGGGAAAAACAAGTTGTAACACCACAAAATCAAAAAGCAATATCTATAATACATTATACAAATCAAACTATTGATTTCTTTTATGGTGAGAAATTTGCGATGCAACCTTACGATGCTCAGAATCCTGAAAATACACAAGGACAAGCAAGAAATTTTAAATTACACATACCAACATTAATGTGGCATAAAAACCCTGAATGTTGTTTTGGTCAAACATTTTATGTTGATCCTTCGGGATTTGACAATAAAAATTTATTTCAAGTTCAATACACAAAGTCTACTGTATCTGAAAACATGAACCAACCTGGTTTAAGATACTATAACCTTTGGGACACATTTGCACAACCAAATGGATTACCAAGTAGAATTGGTAAAGTATATCCTGATTCTAAAATGGTGATTATTGATGATGAAGAAATAGTAGCGGCACTTTCTTATAAATCAAATAGAAACTGGACATTACCGTCACCTCAATTATCGCTTATCACACCAAACACATGTGGTACATCAAATACTACAGGATTACTTACAGGTGGTGCGGAAACTTTATGGGTTACTTATAGATTATCAAATCATGACACATTTACAAATTCATTACATTGTAATTACTACACTAGTATTTTAGGAACTGAAAATATTTGTACACCAGATACACCAAGAAATGTTGGAGTTAGATTTGGAGGAGATTTTTCATGTTTAGTACAACCATCGTTTATTCCAATTCCTAACCCCACAAGTACACCAACGACAACTCCTACAGTAACACCAACTAATACTAAAACTCCAACACCAACACCAACTGAGGTTTGTTTCAATTACCGTGTTAAAGGAGATGCCGATGGCGTCATTTATACATTTACACCTTGTTGTGGAGAGACACTGACTTCACCATTTACTGATAATGATGCAGGAACTAGCTATTATATTTGTTCTTCTAGTGGGATTGTTGTTACAAATGGTACTGCAACAGTAATTAATCAAGGAGCTTGTCCTGGATGTCAAACACCAACTAATACACCAACTGTAACACCAACGGTTACACCAACAAATACAATAACACCAAGTGTTACAAATACTCAAACACTAACCCCAAGTGTTACCGTAACTAACACACAAACAGAATTTAACACACCTACACCAACACCTACAGTTACTTTAACACCTACACCAACAGGATGTCCTACTTGTGTTGTACCTCAAGGTTTTTATGCAACTGAATTCCAAGTTTTGGCTCAAAAAGTGCCTGTTGGGCAAAGACCAGTTGCCGAAAATTGGAAAATAATAGACTTTACAAGTGAGATAAGTTCAATGTTTATAAATGGTTTTGTAACTCAGGAGTCTCTTACAGGAACAACTTTTGTTATCTCACAAGACAATTATTCTGCGGCAAATTATTACAATCTTAACGATTATATTGATTTAGTACCTTTAAATTATAGTGGAACAAGCATGAATTTTGGTGATGAGTATTTCTTTTATGGAAATTTAGAAACCGACATTCAAGCAACAATTTACGAAATGAAGTACAAAATTAATTTAAGTTCTTCTGAGTTCTTAGTTTCTCAAAACCCAACATGGAAATTTGGAACACCATCTTATGTTACAGAAATTGCGTTATTAGATGAAAACGAAGATATTTTAGTTATGTCAAAAATGCAATCACCAGTGTTAAGACAAGGGATTCAACAGTATGTAATTAAATTAGATTTTTAAAAAGCTACAATTTTTTAACATTCTTTCTATATATTAAGTTAACAAAACAATTATATGACAAAAAGTATTAAAAACTCACCCAAAGTTTTGGGTTTAGATATCTCAACTAAAACAATAGGTTGGGCGCTTTTTGACATCCAAACTGAAGAACTTTTAGAGTTAACCCATGTTTCACCAAGACCTAAAGTGGATAAAGACGAAGATAAACTTAAAGAACTTCTTTTAAAGTCTGAAATATTTTCAGAAAAACTTAAAGAGTATAAAGACTTAGGGATAGTTAGGGTAATTATTGAAGAACCACTTTTAAACTCAAATAATGTTTATACAATTCAAACACTCTTGAGGTTTAATAGTTTTGTTTTCAAGGAGATATATAATATATTAGATATAGTTCCTGAATTTATATCAACATATAATTCAAGAAAGTTTGCATTTCCTGAATTAGTACAAGAAAACGATAAAAAGAAATTTGTGTTATTTGGAGGTTTGCCAAAAGATGTGGATAAGAAAATGATTATTTGGGATAAAGTCGCCAAAAGAGAACCACAAATAAAATGGTTGTATACAAGAAATAACACACTTAAGAAAGAAAATTTTGATCAAACAGATGCCTACGCTTGTGTGTTAGGTTTTATGAGAACAAAAGGTATTTGGAAATAATATTGTTTAAAATACCAATCATTTGAAATATCACCTCTTTAGGTGATATTTTTTTTTAACATACAAATCCCAAAGGGATTATGAATACATTTTGTGGGTTGTTTGAAACAGGTACCGTAGAGGAACAAATCACACTAAATGCATAACCAGCCAAAGAAACAGTTATGGGTGATCCTCCAACACAAGTTGTGTATTGAAATGTTATGACTGATGGGCTCACATTAGTGACACGATATTTCTTTTGAACACAAGGTGTTGCACTTGGTGTTGGAGTAGGTGTTGGTGTTAATGTCGGGCAAGGAACATTTAATAGGGTTGTGGTAAAAGTATCATCAAAACAACCTACGGATGGATTGGTAGTTAAACCAATAACCCACTCTAATGCTGTGCCTATTGGAAGTTCGCTATCTATTTCTAAATAAGCCCCTAATACATTTGTTGTGGTTTCAGTTGCATTCCATCGGTCATTGATATTATCCCAATAAATTTTATAAAAGTACTGAGGGGAAATAGGTAAAGTAAAACTCCATGTATATGATAGTTTACCATTAATATACGGACCTGGAGTAGCATAAGAAGTACCACATTTGGAACTAGCAATAACACATTCTAAAATTGGTTCAGGTAAAGATGGTGTACATTCTAAACACGAACCTAAGTTAGATGGGCCAACTTCATTTGTTAAACTAATATTATCAACACCACTTAGGTTTTCAAATAAACCTTCAAATACCACACAATAACTTAATCCGTTGATCGTTGCGTTATACACATAACCTTCTTTTGGTGATGTAGTACCTGAAACTAAAACTAATCCTGATGTAAAGTAATTAATTCCTGTAAAACAATCTTTAAATTTCTTACTATTAGCACATTCAATAATTTGATTTATGGAGTTAAATACTACTTCACCCGAAAAAACACAAGGTCTTGTAATAACAGGTGTTGACGAAGGTGTAACTGTTGGAGTCGCAGTTGGGGTAGGAGAAATTGACGATATGCTTGCACTAAGAGACCTTCCACCACAAAGTGCTGTCACAGAAGGGGTTGGTGTTATAGTAGGGGTTGTTGTGTTGGTAGGTGTGATACTTGGTGTTGGTTGAATAAAACAATCAAAAATTGCGTCAAAGTCAAAATTCGCACAAGGATTTGTGGTTGTGGTTGTTGTGACACAAATACCAATATACATCACAGTATCGTCTAAATCTGGTGTAGACGAAGTACTACCATATGGCCCAAACTCAACGCAAGGATCACCTAAATTCGCAGCTAAACACCATCTATTTTCAAGTATTGAATAAAAAATAAAACCAACCAATAATGTTGTATTGTTATAATAATTATATCCGTCATAAGTACCACCAAAAAAATAATCACCGTCGTAAGTTATTGTATTATGAACACAATAATCTGATGTTGGGGTTGATGAAGGTGTTGGGGTAAATGTTGGTGTTGGTGTTGGGGTTTTTGTGTTAGTAGGTGTTAATGTTTGTGTAGGAGTATTTGTTGGAGTTTCAGTTGGCGTATTAGTTGGAGTTTCAGTTGGCGTATTTGTTGGAGTTTCAGTTGGAGTATTTGTTGGAGTTTCAGTTGGCGTATTTGTTGGAGTTTCAGTTGGCGTATTTGTTGGAGTTTCAGTTGGCGTATTAGTTGGTGTTGTTGTTAACGTAGGTGTAACTGTTGGAGTTGGTGTTGGGGTTGGTGTTGGACAACGAGTCGATGATACAATATACACACCAGAGTAATCATAAACATAGTTTTGATAATAGAAGAAAAAACTTCCACTTGCTGGTGTTAAACAACCAGGGTCTGTGTTAACTGTTGTAAAATCAGGAAAAGGTGCTGTGGCATCAATATAAACTTGCATTTCTTTACCATTACCCTCACATAATCCTGCTGAAGTTGTACCAGTATATATACTAAAAAGAACACACGCCATTTTATAAAGTTAAATTTTCTTCGATTATGCAATTAGAGTTATCCACAACCCTTAAACCTATAGGGTTCATGCCCTCTTGAATAAATGGTAATATAAAAATATATGGAATTTGACCTGATGTTATTGTTGAAACATAAACACAAGTTGTGTACCCTGTATCACATGTGTATATATCAAAAGGTGACAATCCTGCTAATGTGTTTATTGTTATTTGTGTTGGCATATCAACAATAAATATAAAAGAACAGAAAAGTTTGTGTAGTTGATGTATTGAAAGTTTATGATTATATTATAAGGAATGGAAGAAAACGAAGCATTAGTTGAGTTATTGGAGGAAGTTCTTGGTGATCACGGACTCCACTACGCCAATAAAGGACAAATCTCTTTTAACTGTCCTGTATGTGATGATGGTAGAAATAAACATAATTTGGAAATTAACTACATAGATAATGTTTATAAATGTTGGTCCTGCGGTGATAGTGAAAACACACACGGACCTTTGGGTAGAATATTTGATAAATACGGAAATAAAAAACAAAAAAAACTATATCAAGTTTTTAAACCTGAAACTGTAGTAAAAAGAGAAAGAAAGAAAAAAACACTTAAACTTCCCGAAAGTTTTACCTTATTCAAAGACTCAAGTAAGGTATACCCAATTAGAAGACAAGCAATAAATTACCTATATAATCGGGGAATTTCCGATTATATGATTGAAAAATATCAAATTGGGTTTTGTGATAAGGGAGATCATGCCGGTAGAATTATAATTCCATCTTATGGTGGTAAGGGAGAATTGAATTACTATATCGCAAGAAGTTGGGATCCAATGTCAAGGGCCAAATATAAAAACCCTGAAGCAGAAAAAGATAAAATTATTTTTTGGGAAAATCTTATTGATTGGAAAAAAGATATATTTTTGGTTGAGGGCGCTTTTGATGGTCTATTTTTAGATAACTCAATACCCATGCTTGGTAAACATATGTCAGAACTTTTATTCGAAACAATATATATGAAAGCTAAGGGTGATATAACAATATGTTTAGATGCCGATGCTTGGCAAAATGCGGTTAAACTTTATCACGAGTTAAATGGTGGTGAATTATGGGGAAAAATTAAACTAATAAAATTACCTGAAGATTCAGATATTGCAGATCTGAGAGGTGAAATAAAAGATGAATATTATCGTATAATAAAATAATGGATTTAAAAAAAATTGCACAAGAAATAAGAGACATCATCTCTGAAAGACAAAAAGAATTCCAACTCACCTTTGAGGAGGAAAGTCATAAATACACCATGTTGGATAAAAACGGTGTTCTAAAATCAGATTTTCCATCGGTATCTAAAGTCATGAAACTTTTTTACGACGAGTTTCCAACCGAACAGGCGGCATTTAATAAGGCTGGAGGAGATCCCGATGAGGCCGAAAGATTGGTTAATGAATGGGCAGAGTTAGGAAGAAAATCAGCTAACTTGGGGTCTCGTTGTCACTTCTTTTTAGAGGAACACACTCTTAATGAGTTTGGGATTGATAAAGTGGTTCGACAACCAATATTTGATTGTGATGCCGAACAAATTATCAAAAGTGATACGATGATAATTGCAGGTAAAAGATATATTGAATTACTCAAAGAAAGAGGATGTGTGTTGATTGATACTGAGATTGTTTTAGGCCACCCTGAACTTGGATATACCGGTCAACCCGATAAGGTATGGTTGGTTATTGGAACAAATGGTAAGGTTGGTATTTTAATAACAGACTGGAAATCAAATAAACCAAAAAACTTTGAGGTTACTCGTTATACAAAAAAAATGAAAAAACCTTTTGAAGATTTACCTGACAATGCATTGGGTCACTATAACACTCAGTTACCTTTTTATGGTAAACTAATTTTGAAAATGTTGGAAGGATCAAAATATGAAGACATACAACTTTTAGGTTGTATTATTGTGTTAATAACAGAAGAAAGAGAGTATCACGAACATCGAGTTTCTAAAAAAACTATGAATAAAATTCTTGAAATGGATATAAAACAACATTTGACTAAACTTAAAAAATAAACTATAATTATATATGGAAACTACAATTACACCTATTTGGTATACCAACACAAGTTGGGACAACTCAACAATTAAAATAAACATAAATTATATAATAAAATAATGGACGATATTATAAGACCAAAAATTAACTTGAAAGAACAACAAACTATCAAGTGTGAAAAATGTGAATCAAAGTACTTCAAAGAAGTAACTATGTTAAAAAAAGTACCTGCATTATTAACAGGAAGTCATGAAGACACAATTGTTCCATTTCCAACTTATATGTGTAATGATTGTGGACATGTTAATTCAGACTTTGAATTATTTATTGACTGATGAGATTAGGTGACATGACAATTAGTGAAGCTTACCCACATCTTAAAATTGTGGCATTGGCGTATGGTTTAAAATTAAACAGAGCAAAAGATTTTAAATTTGCAAGAATTATTTTAGTAAATCTTTATAATAGAGAATTATGTTAACACACAAAGAATTTTATATTTGGTTAGAAGGTTATCTTTATGGTAAACTTGAAAATAAACACATTGATATTTCACCTATCGTTGAAAAAATGAGTCATGTTAAGGAGGAAAAACATGAATCAATTAAAATAACGCCATTTGAAAGAATACCAATACCAATAAATCCATTCCCAATAGAAGATGATTTGGGATATCCGCCAAAAATAGTAATGTAATTATGATTGAAGATATTAAAGTTATACACCTTAAGAGTAACGCACAACAACTTGAAACATGGATTGCCATGTTAAATGGTGAAATTATAGGTCACATATATATGGAACGAGAAGAAAGTAATAAAATAAAATTTTTAGATGCTTGGGTACACGAAGAACATAGACTAAAAGGTGTTTTTAGAATGTTGTGGGATACTAGATGGGAATATGTTAAAACTCGTTATAGTGGGTTTACTGTATATGCTTGGTGTAAACCAAGTTCATTACCATTATTAATTGAGAAAGGATTCACTGAAGGTGAGACATCAACTTATGTTGAAAAAACAATAATATAAATAAATTAAAACTATGAAAAACTTATTAACCATCATTGTTAGTACATCAATTCTTATTGGAATATTTGCTGCCATTATCAATAATAGAGTAAATACCAAATTTAGTACACTAATAAAAGATAAAGAAAAAATAATTGACAGTCTTAAAAAAAATCCCCATGTAGACACTCTATGGTTATCATTACCTGAAGACTCCATCAAGGTTCAAATAGGAAAACAATTAAAAAAAATTAAATCTCAAAAAGATAGAAATAGGGTATTAAAAGAATATATTATTTTATTAGAAAATGAAAACCAATTTTTAGGTAGTGTTATTGCAGAGAAAGAATTAGAAAATAGTATCAAATAATAAATAAATTAAAACTATAAAAATGGATAAAGATAAAATTAATGAGTTGTCAATAACTCAACAAATTAAAACCCAATTAGAAAACTCTAACATAAATGTTGTTATTACACCAGTTATGTATGACCCAGATGGATTTACACCTGTGTTAGGTGTGTTAGTAAAAAACGAAGATTCAAGTTACACTAGAAAATATACAATAACGGTTAAACCAAACAATTAAATTATGAAAAGATGCCCCGCATTATTCATTAAATGGTTGGCTAACCGTTTTGGATACAAAATAGGAATGATTAAAATTAATGGTAATAAGAAACGTGGTAAAAGAGAAACTTTAGTACCTCACACAATAATTGAGGGTGATTTAGAAATATTGAGATATTTGGATATCTCAGGATACCTCTTTAAAAAAGAACCATTTAATAGAAGTAAAAATGATTGATATTTTATATAGATTAAGATACAAATTATTAAAATATGTGTTGTATAATCAACGTAATATTGATAAAACAACAAAGATTACCCTAAACGATTAAACTTAATTTAAATTGAAAAATTATTTAGAGGTGGGCCAAACACCACTTATCCCTATTGATATTGATGGAGTTATTATTTGGGGTAAGGCAGAATTTATGAACCCATCAGGATCTGTTAAAGACAGACCAATCAAAAACATTTTAACACGAGCGGTCGAGAATGGTTTATTATCCAAAGGAAGTACCGTTGTTGAAGCAACCAGTGGAAACGCTGGTATTTCATTTGCCATGTATTGTGCCGAAATGGGGTTTAAATGTGTTATTGTAATGCCATCTAACATGAGTGAAGAACGTAAAAAAATGTTACGTCTATATGGTGCGGAACTTATTGAAGTTGGACCTGGTGATTTTGATTCTGCAATTAAATTAAGAGATGAGTTGGCACAAAAAAATGGATGGTTTAATGGAAATCAATTTGCATCGCCTTGGAATATAGAGGCTCATAAAGAGGGAACAGGTGTTGAACTAATGTATCAGGCAATTAGTAATAAAATTAGACCATCTGCATTTGTATTAGGAACTGGTACTGGTGGAACACTAATGGGAGCGGGAGAAACACTTAAAAATTTTTATTATGATATGGAAATTGTTGCGGTTGAACCTTCAGAGTCACCAGTAATGAGTGGAGGAGAATCAGGATTACATGGGATTCAGGGGATCGGAGACGGTTCTAAGTTTATGGTTGATTTAGATTTTGTTGACCACATTATTACAATATCAACAGAAGAGGCGACTCAAATGAGTCGTAGATTATCTAAAGATTATGGAATTTTTGTTGGAATTTCTGCGGGAGCAAATGTTTTGGCTTCAGTTAAATACGGACAAAAGTTTGATAAGACAAACATTTTCACTATACTTTGTGATAGAGGAGACCGATACCTTTCAATATTATGATTAAAACTTTAGTACACTTTTCTGATTTACACATCCGTCTATTTAAAGACCACGATTTATACCGTTCAATATTGGAAACGGCAATTGAACAATGGAAAGAATTGTCTCCTGACCGTATTATATTTACGGGAGATTTAGTTCACTCTAAAAATCAAATGACACCTGAACTTATTGAATTCGTTGCTTGGATTTTAACTGAATGTTCATTAATTGCTAAAACAATTATTATACCAGGTAACCACGACTTTTTGGTAAACAACACCGAAAGAATGGATGCTCTTACTCCTATCATTAACTCTTTGAATAATGATAATATTGTATACTACCGAGATAGAGGTGTGTGTGAGGATGATAACATTAGTTGGTGTGTTTATTCACAGTATCAAGGAAATATTCCCCCTGATATTATTGATGGTAAGGGAAGAAAGATTGGTTTATTTCACGGACCTATTTCAGGTTTAAAAACAGATCTTGGATTTGAGTTTGGTGAGGAAGCGTACGAGATTGAAAAGTTTGATGGGTTGGAAACCGTACTATGTGGTGACATTCACAAACGAGCTGAGTTCCATATTAAAGGGGGTAAAGGGTATATGATAGGGTCTACCATACAAAATAACATAGGTGAAAGTATTACAAAACATGGGTATGGTATTTATGATATTGAAACAAAGGAATATAAATATGTTGATTTATTCAATCCAAAACCATTTTTGAAGTTCTCCATTAAATCATTTGAAGATATTGAGAATGGAACAGAAAGACTCCAAAATATTTAATAAAGAAACTCTCGGCAGCGTCGAGAGTTTTTGTAAACTCAATAATATTGAGGATAAGGAAGATTTCATCTACCTTTGTTTTAAACAAGGTTTTGATATTAAGAAGTTTGGTTTTTTGGGAGAAACACTTAATGAAGGTAAAAAAGACTTAAAAACGGGTGAGATTGAAGAAAAACGGGTGGAAATACCGGTTGAAGTTATCAAAGAGGTTGAAAAAATAGTTGAGGTCATTAAAGAAGTGACTGTAGAAAAAGTGGTAATTAAAGAGGTTCCTGTGGATAGAGTGGTTGAGAAAATAATCTATACCACTGACAATATTCAAATAAACGAACTTGGCGGAAAAATTGCCGAGTTGGAACAAGAACTTTCCACTAAAACTACCGAAATCGGTACAATTAGACAAGAATTTTTCACTAAAACGGAAAAAACGGAAAATATTTTCCAAAATGAAATATCTAAAAAGGATGAAGAGTTAGACGAACTTAGACAAAAGTTAGATATTCTTGTAACAAATAATAAGGCAAATATGTTACAAGAAACACTCCAAAACTTGAGGAGTGAGTTACAACAAAAGAACCAACAAATAAATGAGTTGGAAAAAATAAACCGAGACCTTTTGAATGGTAATCAAAATCAAGCATACCTTCTGAGGGGATCAAATTTAAATAAAAGAGTATGATAACACAAATTTTAGTATGGTTCATAATGAGTTATGGGTTAATGAACATTATGGTCTACGGATCAATTTTTCAAGGATTAAGAGATTTTTTAAAAAGATGGGGAGATAATAAACAATTGCCTTTTAACTTTTTAGGTAATTTCCTATCAGGACTAATTAATTGCCCACTTTGTTTTTCAACATGGGGTGGATTTGTATTATCTTTATTGATATTCTCACCAACAAATCATATATTTAACACACCACTAACCTACTCTTGGTTCTTTGATGGTATTACATCAGCAGGAGCTGTATGGGCAATAAATGGTATAATAGAATGGTTTGAAGAAAATAGACCAAGTAATAATAATTAATAATTTATAAAATGGGAAAATCGGCAAAAGAACACAGAGCAAAAGTTGCAAAAAGAAATGCAAAAGTAAAAGAACAAAAATCAGGAATGCAAAAAGCCTTTGATTTATTACTTCAACAACAGATTGATAAAATGAAAGAAGAAGAGATTAAAGCTCAGGTTGGTGATCAAGATTTAAATATGGAGATTGTTGAAGATAGAGTTATTGACCATGCGTTTAAATTCACACCTAATGAGGACGAATCTGCAAAAATTAATAAAGAATTTGAAGAAACAGAAGAAGAACAAAAATAATGAATGGACTTGTTCAACCCACCAAAATTATTTAATTACAAAATCATGATAAAAGATTTGGACTTCTCTTTATACGAAAACCCAATTATACAAGTTGTTTGGGAAGATTTGCCTGAAAACTTTACACAAGATAAGATTAAAAGTGTTAAACATTACTTTTCAAAAAAATATAACACAACGAATGTAAATGTTTTAACAAAGGCAAAAACTACTCAAAATGAAGATATGCAATCTATTGATGTTTCAGTTAACATCAGTGATGTGAATTATCAGTTGGATCTTTTAAAAAACTTTATTGAGTCTAAAGGATATAAAGACAAAACAGATGATGTGTTATCAATCAATAAAATGGTTGAAAATAAAATGGCTGGTGATGAAGAAAACCAATCACAATTCAAAAAGTGGTATATTAGAAACATTGAATTCTCAAACTTTCTATCATATGGTGAAAATCAAAAGTTAGATTTTGATAAATTAAACGGAATTGTTGTGGTTGAATCTGATCCACCAAACTTTGGGGGGAAAACAGTGTTAACCGTTGACCTCCTAATGTTCTTATTCTTTAATGAAACCACAAAAACAACAAAGGCGGAAGAAATATTTAATCGATTTACAGATAAAGACAAAGTACATGTAAAAGGTGAAATAACAATTGATGGTGAAGACTATGTAATTGTTAGAAACATTGAAAGAAAGTTATCCAAAAAAAATGAATGGAATGTTAAAACCGAATTGGACTTTTTTAAAAAATTATCTGACGGAACATTACTGAACTTCACTGGCGAACAAAGAAGAGAAACCGAAGCGTTTATTAAAACCTCAATTGGAACAAAAGAAGATTTCTTAATGACAATCTTAACCACAGGATCTAACCTTGAAGAATTATTGGAATCAAAACCAACCGCAAGGGGTCAGGTGTTATCTCGTTTTATGGGTCTTGAGTTTCTGAAGAAAAAAGAAGAGGCGTCAAAAGAAATTTATTCTGAGTTCTCAAAACAAAAGTTGTCAAACATATATTCATCTGAAAAACTAAAAGACGACATAACAACTCACGAAACATCAATTCAAACACTAAAAACTCAAATTTATGAGAGTAAAAAAGATTTATCAAATGTTGAAGACGCAATAGTAAAAGGTAAGTCTTATCGTGATGATATGTTGAAACAAAAACATACCAACATAGATCAAGAAATTAGTAGATTGAATCCTACTAAAACACAAGAGGAAATTAATGTAATTGATTTTGATAAGAAAGGTTATATTTCCAAAATAAAAGAACTAAAAGTGGTTGAACCAAGTGAGTTTTACCATGAGGATAAACATGATGAGGCTAAAGATCAATACAACGAGTTTTATAAGAATGTAGTTCAGATTGATACTGAAATTGCAGCAATTAATAAGTTGAAATCTGAAGTTGAGGGTGGTATTAAGTGTGAGCACTGTGGAATTGAGTTAATGAACGCAACAATCACAAATGCAAAAATTGCAGAATTAGATGGACTTATCGTGCAAAAAACCACAAAAACAACATTTATGCAGGATTTATCCCGCAAAGAACAAAGTTTTGTTCAGTTGAAAAAAGAGTTTGACGAATACGAAAAAAACAAACTTGTTAAAGAAAAGTACGAGATATTGGTTGAAAGTTGTGATTTGAAAATAAATGCTTTAAAAGATAAAATTAAGAGGTGGGAAGAGATTCAAGATAAGATCCAAGAAAACCAAAAGATTGATGGTCAGTTAATTAAAGCCGATTTAAGACTTGAAGAACTTGAAAGAGAAAAAACAAGAATAAATTCTTTAATTTCTGGTAACCAAGTTTCAATCTCTTCGTATAATGAAAAGATTGATAACAATAAAAAAATGATTATCAAAATCAAAGAGGAAGAAGAGAAGGAAAGAATTTACAAAATTTATATGGAGGCCTTTGGTAAAAATGGATTGTCAAAAATCATTATGAAAACAATGATGCCTTTGATTAACTCTGAACTACAAAGATTGATGGAAGATAGTTGTTACTTTAAATTAGTGATTAATATAAATGACAAAAATGATGTTGAATTTTTAATGATTGATAATAGTACTGGTATTGAAAAATTAATGGTTTCAGGATCAGGATATGAAAGAACAATCGCATCATTGGCATTACGATCGGTACTTAGTAAGGTATGTACTTTGCCAAAACCAAATATTGTTGTGTTTGATGAGGTCTTTGGTAAAATCAGTAATGATAACTTAGAAATGGTATCTGAGTTCTTCCAAAAAATTAAAGAATATTTTGATAAAGTGTTCCTTATTAGTCATAATCCAATGATTAGTCAATGGTCGGATACTATCGTTAAGATTAAAAAAGAAAATAATAAATCAAAAGTTTTGTAGTTAATTATATTTTAACACTATATTTGTAAAAAAATTAAAAACACATATGAATTACTTACTTTTTGTATATTACGACAACACCGTAGAAAACTCAGAAGAGAAAACAAACGAAATTGGAGGATCAATTGCCGATCAAATGACTTCTAAAGAAGTTAAGTTTGTCTTTGGGGATAGACACGCAATATTTCATTTTACGTCAGGGTTACCCATTGATGAAATGGCGGGATGGATAGACATTATCGTAAATGACTTGAATTGTTTTGAGTATTTTTTAATACCAAAACCAAGAAATTCAGCATCAAATCTTGATAAAGACAACTTAGATTACCTTCTTTCGTTAAAGAAGACTATTAAGAAAAAACACACACCAACACCACCAAAATTAAGAACAAATAATCTAAAATTTAATGAATCATTTATGGATATCGCGGATCTAATTTTTAATTTAAAAAGACCTGATGTTTGTAACTTAACAATTGATGAACTGTTAGATAAAATTGGTGATCAAGGTATGGGATCATTAACAGAATTAGAAAAGCAAAAGTTAGACGAATATTCAAAATCACTATAATTATATACATATGAAAGACAAAAACACAGGAGCGCCAATTAATCAAGAAGAAATTTCTCACTACCTTAAAGACATTAGAAGAATTAAGGTAATGACAGCAGAGAGAGAAAAAGAACTGGCAAAAAAAATGAAGTCAGACAATACCCCACTTTATGAAAGACAAAGGATTGAACAAGAATTAATTCAAGGAAACCTTCGTTTTGTTATTACAGTTGCAAAACAATATCAAAATCAAGGGCTTGATTTGTCAGATTTGATCGCTGAAGGTAATTTAGGTCTTATGAAAGCAATTAAACACTTTGATTGGAATAAAGACCTCCGTTTCATTTCATACGGTGTGTGGTGGATAAAACAATCTATCATCCAATCATTAAATGATAATTCAAGAACAATTCGACTACCGGTAAATGTTGTTCAAGATTTACAAAGAGCAAAAAAAGAAGTTGAACAATCAGGCAAAAAGTTAGAAGATAAATTTTCTACATTACCTTCAATTATTGATCTTGATATGTACATCAATGAAGATGGAGACACATTATTAGACATGATTGAAAACAAAGATGCCGAACTTCCTGACGCAGTATTTAACACCAAAGACATGTTAAAACAAAAACTTTTTGGGTTATTAGATGTTTTAGATGATCGTGAAAGAGCAATTGTTGGTGATTATTTTGGACTAACAGGAACACCACGAACATTGGAAGATATTGGTTCTGACTTTGGTTTAACAAAAGAGCGTGTTCGTCAGATTAAAGAAAAAGCTCTTCGTAGGTTAAGAAATGATTCTTCAGAATTGTTTGACTATTTATAGCACTGGGTTGAACCGAGATTACCCATACAACTCGGCGGAATGAGACACGAGGTTCTCAGGGTGAAAATCCACAATCTTATCTATATGGTAAGATGAAATTACACTCCCCCACCGGTACCAGTGGGGGTTTTATTGTTTTATAGGGTTTATATTTTTCCTTAATTCAGTTACTTTAATATTTATCTAATAAACTAAATCAATGAATAAAAAATTTTTACCTTGGTTTTTGTTGTTTTGTGCAATAGGACTATCAGGAACAGCAGCGTATTATAGCGTTGTTGGTTTATCAATCATCTTCTCTGCAGTTGCAATCCCCGTTATTATAATGGGATCATTTTTGGAAATATCAAAAATTGCTATTGCAACATACCTTCACAACAAATGGAAGGAAACATATAGAGTACTTAAGATCTATCTCACGATTGCTCTTGTAACACTTTCTTTTCTCACTTCAATTGGTATTTACGGACTTCTTTCTACAGGATTTCAAAAAAACATTGCGGGACTTGAAATAAACAATAAAGTAATTGAAAATATTGAAGTTAAGAAAAATAGATTTGAAGAAATAAAGACTGAGTATCAAAACGAAAAAGGTATTTTAGATAAAGACATTACCAATCTAAGAAACGCACTTTCAACTAACACAACTACCCAATCAATTGATAAAACAACAGGACAAGTCATTACAAGAGCAAATGGGGGTAATAGAAAAGCTTTTGAGTCTCAGTTAAAAGTTGCTCAAGAAAATAGAGATGGTATTTCTAAAAAAATTGAATCACTTAATGATAGTATTACAAGATTAGATATAGAAGTGTTGGACCTTACATCCGTAGAAATTGAATCTGGTGAGTTAGGAGCGATAAAATATTTAAGTGAGATTACAGGTTGGGATGTTAAAAAGACCGCAAACTTTTTTATATTAACTTTAGTGTTTGTTTTTGACCCATTGGCGATTGCGTTAGTAATTTCCACAAACCAAGCGTTTAAAAACTTTAGAAAAAAAGAAGAAGACGAAATTAAACCCGAATATGAGGAGAATCTATTCCAAGACGAAGTGGAGATTCCTGAAAGTTATTTGACACACCATACCATACATGATACCCCCCAAGTCACCCCCCAAGTCGAACCTGAAATTATTGAAAGAATTGTTGAGGTTGAAAAAATTGTTGAGGTTGAAAAAATTGTTGAGGTAGTTAAAGAAGTACCAGTAGACAGAATTGTTGAGTTGGTTAGAGAGGTTCCTGTTGAAAAATTAGTTGAAGTTTTTGTTGAAGTACCTTACAAATATTATGTTGACGAAAAGGGTCAAGTTTATGATGAGAATGGATCTTTAATGGAAGGAAAAATAATTGAAAAAAAACTTGAGGAAATGGAAAGAAAAGTTTTGAAGTATAAAAAATAAATTATGGAGGTCATTGAGAAACTAAACCACTCACACTTCAAAGAGGAGAATGAAAAGTCACAAATTTTACTAACCCACACATCAAGGAATTTGATTGATCATATGGTTTCTATCAAGTATAGATTTGGTGGTAGGCCTACTAAACTACCACACTATTTTGTAGATAGAGAAGGTAAAATAATTCATGTTATAGACAACATGAAAAATGGAAAATACTCAAATAATGAAAGAGTAAACGCAAAATCTATAGTCATAAGTTTAGAAAATCTTGGTTGGTTAGAAAAAGTACCACTTAAAAATCATTACATTAACTGGATTGGTAATATTTATAAAGGAAATATTGTAGACAGAAAGTGGAGAGATTATTTTTTTTGGCAACCTTACACTAAAATACAGTTAAAAAAAACTGCAGAACTTTGTAAAAGTTTGTCAAAAGAAGTAGGAATTAGTTTGAATTGTATTGGGCATAATACAAAAGTTAAGGGATGTGAATCATTTCTTGGTATATTAACTAAATCTAACTTTGATGAGTTTGCAACGGACATTAGTCCAGCTTTTAATTTTGAAGAATTTAAAAAACTATTAGAAAATGAGTAATTACGAAGAAATAAAAAAATTGGTTGAAAATTCAAGAAAAATATTTTCTAACATGAATGAAAGTGCCAAAAATGAAATAAGAGGAAAATATTCCCTACTTACAGAACAACCTGTGGAAAAAGAAGTTACAATTAATCAAGAAAAAAAAGATTCTGATTATGTTGGAAAAAAACAAGATAAACAAAAAGGATATAAGATTCAAGGCAATGTTTTGGTATTACATGGAAAAATAGATTCCGATTTACAATTAACGACTGACGAAAAAAATGCGTTTACTGAAAGTGTTGACGAATTTAGATCTGAGGTTGCAGAATTGGTTGAGTTTGAAAAAATGGATGTGTTTTCTGAAAATGTTGAGTGGTCAGGAAAAATAGTAGAACTTGATTTAGAATTTTTTTATACAATTAATGAACCACACGGAATTTATATAAATGGTCAAATGGTTAAAGTTAATGAAGAGTATTTAGAATTAATAAATAAATTACAAAATTACTACGAAAAGTTTAAATCTAAATGGAGTAAGATTGTGTCATCAAGACAAGAAATGTAATGAAAGAATTTTTTATTAAAAATTGGACAACGATCACACTCTCAATATTGGGGGTGATTTTTGTTTATTTGTTGGTTAGAGTTTTTACACCAACACCTGACATGTCTGAACTTAACAAATATAAGTTAGAAGAAATTGATAAACACATTAATGAAGTAAAAACCCTTCAAAAGAACCTTAGTGACTCAATTCAGGTTTACCAACATAAAATAGATGAGATTGACAACAAAATCTTAAATATAAAAGTTGAAAAAAAAGAGGTAAATAATTACTACACGCAAAAAAAAGAAGATATAAAAAATTCAGACAATAGAAAAATTGATAGTCTGTTAAGAAGTAGATATAATTTTTAATATGAAACAAATAATATTTTTAATTTCATTTGTATTTGTTAGTTTCATTTCTGAGGCTCAAATTAAAAAATCCGTTGATACAATACAAATGAGTATCCCTTATAACATTGTTCAAAAAATTTTGTTTGATCTAAATGACTACGATAAATTAAAAGAGTTATCAATTTTAGATAAAAAAGAAATTACAGAACTTAATAATAAAATAGTTTTGTTAGAAAAAACAAACAAAACTTGGGTTGAAAAAGATTCTTTAAGTGGACAAATAATTTTGCAAACAGAAGAAAAAGTAAAAATATATAAAGAAGAAAACAAAAGATTAAATAAAGAATATAAAAGATTAAAAACTAAAAATACCCTATTTAATATCATATCAGGAGTAATAATTGCACCATTAACATACCTTTTAATTATAAAGTAATGGCACTAACATCAACAGATAGGAAGGAAATTGAATCAATGATCAAAAAAGAAATAAAAGATTTTTTTGATTCAAACAGTTCTAAACAATTTGAAAAAAAATTATTAGACAAAGTTTCTTCTGAATTATCTCGAGGTACTTTAAAAAAAGATGTAAAAGAATTAATAACTAAATCCTTTCAAGAATACTTTACGGTTATGTACCAACAAAGAGGTTTTTGGGAACAAAAATTCAGAAATGTGTAATGGACCAAAATGTAATTGATAAGTTAAAAAATGCGGTAACATCAAAACTTTCTGGTCAATCAGATTTAAGAAGAAATGTTATAAAAAACATTGAGAAAGGTGAACAAAAAGAATCGGAAGAAGAAAAAACACATTATCTTTCATTTTTAAAAGACAAAAAAGATATTATTGAAATTTATAAGATAATAAAAAGTTCTAAATTTTCCGTAAGAGAAAAAAGAAAAAAAATAAAAGAATTTTTAAATGAACCTGAACAACTCAATGATTTTTTTAATTCAATATTAGATACAAATACAAAACATAAAGAAGAGACTAAAGAAACTACGGGAGCCGCCTCAGCTGGAGGATATTCGGCACCTTTATTTAGTTCCGGACCAAACTCGGGATCCACATCAGCAACAACAAATAATGTTAAAACTATAAGAGAACAAACTGAAAAAGTTGAAACAAAAGAAGCGACCTCATCTTCTTCCTCAGGCCAATACAATCAACCTGCCGTTTGGGCAAAATCATTAAGTAAGAAAAATTGGAAAGGAGCGTCGACTAAATGGATGCCAGGCGCTAAAAGAGTACAAGTGAAAGATAAATGTAAAAAATTCCCATACTGTAATCAGGGGGATATAAGAGCGTTAAAAATATTTGAAAACGACTCAGTTCAAAACGCCATAGATAGTGTCTCGAGCAATTATAAGTTGGATAAAGATTTTATTTCAGAGATTATATTCAACGAGATTAAAAAAAGGCAAAAATAAAGATATTTATTAATAAAAATTAAAATGAGTAATAAAAACTATATAGTAAATGCTTTCAGAAAAATCTTAAAAGAAGATCTTGAAGAAAAGGCGGAATCGCTTATGAACAAACTTGATTACAACAAAACTCTTAAATTGAACAAAGATAATGAATTTGATTATGTTCAAGAAGAAGAGAACATGGAAGGATCTAACATGTGTGAATCATGTGGTGGAGAAATGAACGAAGGTGAATGTTCAGAATGTGGCAATATGTACGAAATTGATCTTCAAGAAGAAGAGAACATGGAAGGATCTAACATGTGTGAATCATGTGGTGGAGAAATGAACGAAGGTGAATGTTCAGAATGTGGCAATATGTACGAAATTGATCTTCAAGAACTTGGAGGTATGGATGACGGACACCCAAGATTTGGAAAAACAAAGTTTAAAAACCAAATGACTAACGATGAAATTGAAAAACTTCTTAAAGGTGATGAGGACGATGACGATGACTACGAAGAATTTAATTTTACAGACTATGATGATGAAGATAATGACTTTGAAGATTTAGATATTGAAACAGATTGGAATGAATTAGAAGAAAATGAGGAATTTAATGAATATGAAAATAACTACGAAGAGTTAGACGAAAAACTTTACGGAAAACAAAGAAATATTGATAAAAACAAAAACGGAAAGATAGACGGAGAAGACTTTAAAATGTTAAGAAAACAACAAGATGAAGAAGAACAACTTTATGAAGTTGATTTTGAAAAAGAAGAAACTGATGAAGGTAATGCTTTCACAGGGGCTTTGTCTAACGCTAAAAAACACCACAAAGATGAATTTGAAGTTGACGGTAAAAAATATAATGTTAAAGAATCAATATTATTTACAGAATCAGATTTAATTGACTTAATTGAAAATATTGTAAATGAAGAAAAAAAGAAATTTTCAGTTAAAGAACCAAAGGGTTATACAGAATACGAAAGAGTACACAAGGCAGATAAAAAAGAAAACGAAGATTATTTAAAAAATGTCGCTAAAAAAATGACTGATTATTTAAAAGGATCTTCAGATAAGTTTTCTAAGTATGAAATGAAAGAAACTCAAAAATTTCCAACGGAAAATGGTGGAATGAAAGCTAAAAGAAAAAAATATACCCCATCAGACGCTGTTGATGAATATATTGAAGCTTTTTCTTATCCAGGACAAACTAACTTGGTTTATGATGAAATCAAACCTAATGATGAAAAAATTAAAGGTCAATTAGTTGGAAGTAGTACTAATGGAAACGCACAAGTTGATAAAGACGGTAAGGCTTTAGGTAATGTTGTACCAAGTGAAGTAGGGGAGAGATTCTATAAGAACTTCAAAGATAACTTATATGGTCAAGAACAGATGAATGCTTCTTATAAGAGACAACCACAACCTGTTGATCAAGCCGGTGAAGAAACTGAAAGAGGTACACTTAAGTCTAAAAGAGGTAAAAAAACAGCTCAAAGTGTTTTAAACAAGTTGGAAGAAAGTAAAAACATTAAACAGGAAAATCAACTAAACGAAGAGTTTGGCAGAATCCAACAGTTAATGGGATACAACAGAAAGACGCAATAATTTACAAAAAAATACCTTGTCCTATAATTATTCATAGTTAGAGATGGCTATGGATAATTTTTTTAATTACATAACTAAGAATTTAGATCCCGAAGAAGTTGATATTTGGTTTCGAGTTAATAATATAATCCCTGAAAAAATGGAATTGTATTATGATTTTTCATTTAGTTTGTTTTTTCTAATTAAATCCACATATTTAGGTAATTCTGAAAATAGTAATGAAACCAAAGTTGAAATGACTGAGGGTGACAACTTAAAACATTTTGAGTGGTGTTGGAATAAAATTTTGGAAAATTTCAAAAGAGAAAGTATAACTTTTGAATTTGAAGGGGAACACAGAGAATACTTTTTCAACTTATTTCAAGAAATTTACTACAATCAAAATAAAGATGTTATAACAAATTCAATAGACAATTTCTTTATCGACTTATTCAATCGAGAAAAACCATTTACTCAAGTTGATTTAGATTTAATTTATAATATTTACAAAACCTTAGATAAAAATCTCACACTATAAACTTTACATTAATTATAAAAAATGTAATTTAAATGTAATAAACAATAATTTTTAATAAAATGAATAGTACAATTGAACAAATCAAAGAATTGACCGAACAACTAAGTGCTGATGTTAACAAATTTTACACAGGTAACAAAAGTGCCGGTACAAGAGCTAGAAAATCTTCACAAGATCTTAAAAATCTGCTTCAACTGTTAAGAACAGAAATTTTAGAAGAAAGAAAAAAGTAATTTAATTATGTTAAAGTTGGATATTTTTTTTCTTTTCCTTTTTGTGTTGTCTATTTTGTATGTATTGAATCAAATCTTCAAAATATTTAAATCACTAATAAGTGATGCACCGCAAAAAATAACTTATGGGATCTGGGAGAAAATATCCAATTATTTTTTTCTTACATACCTAATAACCTATATACTATACCTATAAATTATGTATAACGAATTTAAAGACATATTTAATTATTTAGTCTCAATAAGAAAATTAAAAACATATTTAAGTATTGATATAGAATTTCCAATTACATGGAAAATACCAAAAAGGTTTGTTGATGAAGATAAAATAATGGAAAATCAAAAAGTTAATGAAGATAAAAGATTTTTTTCTTTTGTTAGTGAGTTTAATCAAATAAACCTTGATAAAACGGTCCAAAACATTAAGAATATCATTTCATATAATAAAGAAATTGAAATGAAAGAAAGACTTTTAAAACAAAAAATTGACGAACTAAAAAAGATTTTTGAAAGTAAGAATTTAGAAAACCTTCAAACACTCAAGTTTGAATTATTAGAACAACAATTAAATGATGGAGAAGAAGATTTTAACGAAGGAGGAACAAGCAATAACTTGGTTGAAGAGTGAAATTGAAAAAGACAAAATGGATTTAGAAAAAGAAAAAAAACGATTCATTGAGTCTATTAAAGAACTTGAAGTCAATCAAATAGTTGAACCAAAGAAAAAATTAACATTATGGGAGAAAATAAAGAAAGTAATACTAGCATAATTGAAGGTTTAGCTTTGGTGACAGACGCAATACAAACTATGTTCCCTGATGGAAAAGTAATATGTGTTTATGAATTAATTGACGAAGACTTTAAACAAGTACAAATTAATTTTAGAAAAATAGATCGTTCGCATAACAGGTTTTCAATAGATATTTCAGGTACGGAACATGTTTTTATAAATGAAAACTTTAAACCACTTGTTATTAAAGAACCAAAAAAAAAAACAATTAAAGATAAATTATTTTCTTTCTTTAAAAGTGGTACTGGTTCTGTAGAGTAATTTTTTATCAATACCCATTTCACTTAAAATTTCATACAAATATTTTTTCTGAGCTTTAGATGTTTCAGAAACAATTAAACAATCCATTCTTCCGTTATCAATCATATAAACATTTAAAGAATTTAAAAATCTATGAGACTCAGATTCATTTTTGAATGAGAATAGATTCAAACGATCATCGTCCTGTACAACAACTTTATTATTAAGTTTTGAAATAAGTTTTAATGATTTTTTTAATAAGTACTTTTTAATAAATTCCTCAAAGAAAATTTTTGTCTTATTGGTGACATCATATATACTTTCAGGAACATTGTAAGGGGTCAACTCTATTATCTTATAATCATCGTCCACATCAACCTTAAGCTGTCTACCTAAGGGGTCCTTAATGTAGTACATCTCAAAGTTACCATCTTTCTTACAGACAATACCTAATTCATAATCACATTCATTTGCATTCTCGACTTTTTTATCAAAATATACCAACTCACTTTCTTTAATTTTTTGATTATAAAAAAGTTTTGCTCTCTCAAGTGTTTTAAACTTGTTGATTATTTTTTTTCTTTTTTTATTCTTAAATAGAACTATTAAGTAATCCATAACTAAAAGATACAAATCAATTACAATAAATGAATAACGAAGACTTATACGGAGTATTAGGAGTGGTAGAAAATTCCACTCAAGACGAAATTAAAAAGAATTACAGAAAACTTGCCAAAGAAAACCATCCTGATGCGGGAGGAAACGAAGATAAGTTTAAAAAAATATCACAAGCGTATGATGTGTTAGGTGATAGTGAAAAAAGAAGACAATACGATCAAAATCGTAGAAATCCTTTTGGGGGGTCAAATAACATGAATGATATTTTTGGATCTATGTTTAACCAAAGAGCTCAAACACAAAGACCAGTACATACCTCAAACATAACAATACAAATAGGTGTTTTGTCGTCTTTTATAGGGGGTAAACAAAATTTAACATATCGTAGACAAAGTAAGTGCGAACCTTGCAACGGAACCGGTGGTGAAAAAATAACATGTAATGGATGTAATGGTTCAGGAATGGTAATTAGACAAATGGGGTCAGGAATGTTTGTTCAAATAATGCAAACCGCATGTGATTCATGTTCAGGTAGGGGATTCAACTTTAAAGAAAAATGTTTTGTGTGTAATGGTAATTCATCCACAACAGAAATGAAAAGTGTGGAGATTAATTTACCACATGGTATAGATAATGGTCAGTTTTTAAGATTGAATAGTATGGGGGACTTTAAAAATGGAACATATGGTGACTTGATCATTAGAATTGATTTGAAACCAGAACAAAATTTTGATAAGATTGGTAATAATTTAATCTATAATGCTTTTATAACAATTGAAGATTTAAAGGAAGGTACAATTAACATCCCACATCCTGAAGGGTCTTTAAGTGTGAAACTTCCTAAAAATGTTGACACATCTATCCCGTTACGAGTAAAATTAAAAGGATTTAAATTAGAAACAATTGGTGACTTGATTGTCAATCAATTTGTTAGACACAAAAGAAATTAGAATAAAGATATAATATCTTTAATAAATGAAACAATTCCGTAAATACCAAAAAAGGTAAATATTCCACCAAATATTAAAACAAACGATTGTGTGTTTTTAACTTGCTTACTTTCATCACAAGTCGCGCATTTTACTTCTGTTGCTTTTTTCTCTTCCATGTTTATAATTTAATTAATTAAGTGTTGAAAATAAATATTAAAATAATATTTATTATTTGACGCACTTTTTTATATTTATATATATTTATATAATATGAGTAAACCAGGAAGACCAAAAAAAGATGAAGAAGATAAAAAGGTAAAATACGGCATTAGTATTGATCGATTTTTATTTGATAAAATGAAGAATGAAGAAATTAGTATCTCTAAGTTTATACAAGAATTAGTAAAGGATCATTATGAAAAGAAAAAAATTTAATGAAAATTATTTTGAGGTAATAGATACTCCTGAAAAAGCTTATTTTCTTGGTTTTATTTTTGCGGACGGATGTTTAATTGATAACCCAAAAGAATATAGATATAAATTAAACATCAAAATTAATAATAAAGATGAAGATATACTTAAAAAGTTTATATCTTTATTAGATAGTGAAGTTAAAATATGGAGAAGCAATAATAGAGATATTTGTGAAATTGGGTTTTCTAGTAAAAAAATGATAAATGATTTAAAAAATATTGGACTACACCAAAATAAAACATACACAATATATTACCCCGAAATTGATGAAAAAATTGAAAGACATTTTTTACGAGGATATTTTGATGGTGATGGGTGTATTAGAATTAATGAAGATAAAAGAGATCATTCTAAACGAGGGGACTTGAGAATTGTTGGGGGTTCAGTTAAGTTTATAGAAACTTTAAATGAAAGAATGGGTAAACTATTCGGAGTTAATGTTAATAAACTTTATGGACCAAAGAATAAACGATATAAATTTATTGGTTGGGCAGGTATGTCGGACATTGAACGAATTTACGATGGATTTTATTCTGACACAGACTTGTTTTTAACTAGAAAAAAGATTATCTTTGATGAGGTTATTGATATAATCAGAGATAAAAATAAATACAGAAAAAAATAATAATTTTGATTTCATATATTGGTGGTAAGAGTAGAATAGGTAAATGGATTGTTCCTTTCTACGATAAAAACATGGAGGTTTACTTAGAGACCTTCGGAGGCATGTACTGGTGTTTTTATAACATGGATCTAAAACAATTTCCCAACCTAAATAAAGTTGTTTACAACGACTTTAATCCCCTAAATTACAACCTCTTTAAATGTGTTCAAAATCCAGATGAACTATTGAAAGCGATTAACGCAATTGATTGTCAAAAGTTGGGATTGGAACCAACACCACCAATCTATAAAGAACAATTTATAAGCTTTCAGGCTGAAATTTTTAATAAAGATTTCAGCGTAAAACCTGGCGATTATGAAGTTGCTGCTAAGTATGTTTATATTCTTACTCAAGTATTTAGTGGGTCAAATCCTGAAACATCTAGTTTTATTGACCTTAAAGGTAAGTATAAATCAAAATATCTCACATTTAGGGATAAATTAATGAAACCTGATTGGATTGAACATTTTCTTAAAATTACAGAAGTAGAAAATATGGACTTTGCTGATGTAATTAAGAAATACGACTCGCCATCCACATACATTTATTTGGATCCACCATATTGGAAAACAGAAAACTATTACTCCAACCATGACTTTGATCGTGAAGATCACGAGAGGTTAGCAAATGTATTACATGGAGTTAAAGGTAAGTTTTCTTTATCCTACTATGACTTTGAATTACTCAATGAATGGTTCCCAAAAGACCAGTATACTTGGGTGAAAAAAGAGTTTGCTAAAGCAGCATCTGCAAAAAAAGGTGAGAAACAAAATATGGGTGAGGAATTACTTATTATGAATTATTAATTTTTTACTAATTTGGAATATTTATTAATAAAAAAATATTATGTCAATTAGGTTCACCAATCTATTAAGAGATCTTATTGTTGAAAGTTCAAGATTTCAAGTGCTATTCGATAAGTTTGTAAAACCAAAAGAAAAGGCTAAAAAAGGTATAATGCCATTTGAAACTTTATTTGCGTTAATTGTTGCCGACCCAACAACAAAAGTTCCTAATGGTATGGATATTGATAATGTTAAACCTCAGGATATGGAACGAGTTAAAATCGGAAAATATGCTCAGTGGTTAATCAAAAACTTTATTATGCCTAAGTTACCGGCAGACCATCCTTTAATGATTAGTGATCCACAATCAGGTCAATACAAACAAGCATTAAAACAATTCCAAGATCTTTTCATGGAAGACTTATATAAGGTCACAATAAACCTACAAAAGTTTGAAAGATTTAAAAATAGGTTAGCACAAGAATATAGAGATATAAATAAATTAAGTATTGAGACTTTACAAGACCAAGTCAAAGATTTTAGTTTAGAAAAAACTAAAGCAACTGCTGATGAGAAAAAAGAGGCCTCTATAACATATGATCATCCTGGTGCTAACATTGTTTATAAAGGTCAAGATTGGACTGTTGCTAAAATTTCAGACAAAGGTCCATTAGGTAAAGAAGCGGCATGTTTTTATGGTGGATCTCATAATGAAGGAAGACGAGGAGAAACTACTTGGTGTACATCATCACCTGGTCTTACTTGGTTTGATAGATACATCGGTAGAGGACCATTATATGTTGTAATCCCAAACAAAGCGAGATCATTCAAATCTTACGGAAAAGAAACAGGTGAAGTTTCAGGATTACCAGCAGACAGATACCAATTCCATTTCCCTGATAATCAGTTCATGGATGCTGATGACAGACAAATTAATTTAATTGAGTTCTTAAATACAAATGAGGAAGGATTGAAACAATTCTTTAAACCTGAATTCATGCAGTCATTATCTGGCGATAAAGGTGAGAAAGTGGTTATTGATTATCCTGGTGATTCAGCGTCTAAGTTCATTGCTCTATACGGATTTGATGAGTTTTTTGCAACATTACCTGAAAGTTTAAAAAGACTTACATTTAAAAATACATCGAAAGATAAAATATTACTTAATATTCCTAATGACATTGGAAGATTTAAACAGTTAAACGCAATCAACTTTGTTGGGTGTGTGGCTTCGTTACCTGAAGCTATTTGTCAATTACAAAATTTACAATACCTATCTTTGGTAAATAATCCTGATCTTCAGATGTTACCTGAATGTGTTGGGAATATGGAAAACCTTATGGTACTAAACCTTGGAGGATCGGATCCTAAACGAGTTCTACCTGAATCAGTATTCAGAAGAGCCGAAGAAGACGAAGACTTCAATTTATTTACACACTCATAATTATGAAAAAAAATTTATTTTTAACTGAATCTGAAAAATCAAGAATCAGCGGTTTACACAGAATGGCAATTGCCACCGAAAGTAAAAACATGTTAAATGAAGCTGATTTATTCCAAGTACAACAAATGTTAATAGATAAAGGTATTATGTCACCGACTTTAAGAAATGGTAAAACATCTGCTGATGGAAGACTTGGGCCAATTACTTTAGATGCTCTTTATTCTGCGTTAACTCAAGGAAATGCGGGAACAAACGGAGTCGCGGGAACAAACGGAGTCGCGGGAACAAACGGAGTCGCGGGAACAAACGGAGTCGCGGGAACAAACGGAGTCGCGGGAACAAACGGAGTTGCGGGAACAAACGGAGTCGCGGGAACAAACGGAGTTGCGGGAACAAACGGAGTTGCGGGAACAAACGGAGTCGCGGGAACAAACGGAGTCGCGGGAACATCGGCCACAGTAATACCTGGTCAACCTAAATCGGCACAACAGATAAGACAAGACTATAGACAACAAAAACAAAACGAAAGACAAGGAGCAAGAGTTGTAAGAAAAAACAAAAAAGAATTAGAAAAAGAACTTAATGATTTACAAACTAATTACAGAAAATTACAAAATAAAATGACTCCGCAAGATAAACAATCATATGAGTTAAGAATTGGTCAGATACAAACTGATTTAGGTAATTTTTAAAAAAACAAACAAAAATTATGAAAAAAAATTTATTTCTAATCACAGAAGAAGAAAAAAGAAGAATCTTAGGCTTACACGAGTCGGCAACTAAAAGAGGATATCTTTTAGAACAAGAACAAACCGTACAATATTATAAAGATCAAACAGGAAAAGTTATCAAACTTGTTGGTAATTACTCGGCGCCGTTAGG